CCACCTTTAGATGTTTTGTTAAGACGGAAGTCTACACCAGCAGTATAATCTGTTGGTAATTCTTCCATATCAGGGTCCATTAGTGCCGCTTTAATAATTTGGAAAATCTGTGGTCCAATAATAAAACGTCTAATAGGGTTTTCTGGCGTACTGTCGTCTGCCAATGGATTGTCTGTTACAAATCCTTGGAATACGTATGAACGCTTCTTCCAATACTTACGACCCATGTCTTCTAAACTTGCGTCTTTAAACCAAGGACGTACCTCAGTTAGTACTGGACAGCTTTCACCGTACATTTCCATACATGGTACTTGTACCTGTACTGGACGTGAGTCAGTCTCACCTTTAATACCCGCGAATGGAAGTTTAATCATCAAACGCTCTTTCCAGAAGAAAGTGTTTGACTCATCTCCATCAGGAAGGAAACGTAGAGTTGCACTCTCGCCTTCTTTGATATTCCAAAATGGGTAAATTGCGTTGTCGCCGCCGCCGCTTTGCGAACCACTTGAACGTGATTCTTGTTCTTTCAGTTTTGCTCTGATTTCTGCTAGTGATGCCATAATTTAATGCCTCCTATATGCCTTATATGGTTTTATGTGCCTAGTTAAAGTGTAACACATGTAGTACATGTTACACTCTTTTATTTATAAAGTCAAGTATTTTTTTGACTTTATTTTGAATCTTTTACGATTCAAATTCTTTGCCTAAAGTCCTGCTAAGTCTCTAATTCTGCTTAGTTCAGGTGATTGTATTTCGTCTTCTTGTTCTTTGTAGCCCATTACTTCTGCTACTTTATTATTAATTGCTTCAATAAATTGTTTTGCAGGTGTAATGTAGTTTTCACCGTAATCTTTTTCTACCATTGTTAATACTGCTGTTTCGCCTTTTGGAAACTGTCCAGTTTCTCTATCAAAGTAACTTAGTATGAACTCGCCTAATGGTGTCTTTTGTTCTTCTTTTTCTAACTTGATCTTTTCGCCATCTGGACCATCAATTTCATCGCCCTTTTTCTTGCCACTGTCTTTTGCTTTCTTCACAGCGTGTGCGTATGCATTACCTTCGTCCATATTATCGATCATTTGTTCAATAACACCTTGGATAATATCATCTCTATCGTCATCAGCATGTAAGCCGTGTTCCATACCGTACTCGGTAATTTCTTGATCAAGTTCTTGATCGCTTATGCCCATTGCTGTTGCTAGTGCTGGTTCACCACCTTTTTCATATGCTGTCATAAACTCGTCTGCCATCATATCTTGCTTGCTTGGCTCTGACTGTGGGTCAAAACTTTCATCTGCAACATGTACTGATACCATATCGTCACCGTTGTTAAGTCCGCCTTTTTTAACTTTTACGTGTTCTTTGCCGTACTTTGCTACAGCTTCTTCTGGTGACATACTAGTTTGCTTCCACTTCATTTCTGCTTCACCAAACTGACCCATCATTTCTTCAAAGCCGTTTTCTAATTGTGATTCAAAGTCTGGCTCCATATGATCGTCACTACCAAACGGATTATCTGCACCTGATAAACATGCTTCAAGTGCTTGTCCGCCAAATGCCATCTTATCAGCAGCGGCTTTTAATTCTTTATCACTTGCGCCTTTTTCTTTCATTGCACATAGCTCATCAAAGTTATCTTGTAACTCGTCTCTTACTTTGCCTTCGTATACAACATAGCCTTCTGAGTCTGTTGGACCTAATTCTTTTGCACGAGTATTTTCACTTACTAAACTATAAATGTATGGGAATACATCTTTAAGTTCTTCGTTAAACTGACGGATAGTTAATTCATCAATCCAATTTTCTGCAACATCTTGTGGTACTTCTGTTACTTCAGTTTGTTCAAAGTTTTCAAATGCTTCTGTATAGTATGCTTTCTTTTGTAAACTTTCGATTGTCTTTTTAACTGTTGATAAACGTTCTTTAACAACATCAACATATCCAGCTAAACTTTCAGCCATTACATTTGAGCGACCCATGTAATTTTTAAATTTCTTTAACTTAGATAGTTCTTCACTTAGTCCTACAATATGTTTACCAAAATCATCATAAGCATTACCGCCTTCAGCAACGTGTCTTGCCATTGCTCTAGCACCATTGATATGCTTGTATGGATACTTGAATCTTTCTCCTTCAGCACTTTCTATGTAGATGCTTTCAACATTCTGTGTTCTACCTGCAGCTCTTTCTTGGTTAACTGCCTGGCTATGACGTAATACAAGCCTTGCGCCATCAAAGTCTTGATAACTTAATCTACTTGTACCGTAAAGTTTTCCTTCGCTCATTGTTTTTTCCTCTATACGGTTATTTGCTAAAAATTTGTAATCTCTTCTATTTAAGTTTGATTTATTAATATCTCTAGTATCAAAGTTCAGCATACGCTTTTTTGCAAATTGCCTTAATTCCTTTAAAAAATTATACCAACTTTCTTTAGTAATACTATCTTCGTTAGTAACTAGTCCTTGATTATATACTACTGATACTGCTTTATCTTCTAAACTAATGGATACTTTTCCTACAGCTCTGCCTTCAGATATAAAATCAAAGTCATAAAATCTTGCCTGTTCAGGTGTTGTAGTTACATTACCTTCACCATCGCCAATAGTAACACTTGGAAAGCGTCCTCTTATTTTATTAAATAATTCTTTGGCTACTATATTTAATGTTTGCATATTGTATTTATCAACTCTTTAATAGTTTGAGCTAATGAAGATTGGCATTGGCGGTTCGTAATCTTCATGGTCTTCTGCTTGGTTAAATGTGTTATATATTCTTGGATCCCAGTCTTTTAGTACAGCCATCATTCTAATTGCTAAAAGTGTTGCACTTATTAAGTCATCTGATGCTCCGGGTTTTGCCTGATAACTTGACCCTGATGCAATATAATTTTTAAGTTCTGATATAAGAGGTTTACTAGATACAGACATCTTTTCACCTTCTACCATAGTTTTTAGCCTACTACATGCAGTAATCTTTGTACCATGTGTAGTGTTAAATCCTTTTCTAAACTTACGTACATGACCTTTACGCATAGGTTCACTTACAAATAACCCCGGTATGTTTTCTTCCCCGAAGTCGTTAATAACTAGTAATGCAGCTTCACCTATACCATTATTTTCTACAGACCAGTAAATGCCATTAGTATTTCCTGTTTCAGTTTCTATGTACTTACAAATATCAGCAAGTACTCTAATTTGCCCAGGTATTGCTGTTTGATTATGTTGCCATTCTGCTACTTGTTTATAACTTGGTAGTTCATATACTTCAATAGCTGCATTGTCGCCACCTGTACCCATACTAGGATCAAGTGCAACTGCATATGTAAAATCTGGTGATGGCTTACTGTACCATCGTGTTTGACCCATGTTTAGTATTGGACTTTGACCTTCCATGTTTGCCAAGTATATACTGTTAATAAGTGTTTCATCAAATACTAAGAATTCACAGCCGTATTCACGTCTAAACTTTTCTTCGCCAATACGTCCAATTTCTGCTTCTTTCCATTCTTCGTCTCTATCTGGATGTTCTTGCCATTCTGCAACAAAACTATGAAAGCCGTTTATGCCTACATCTTGTTCGTTACCGTGTGAATCAAATTTATCTTCTGCTTGTTTCCAAATAGTAGCAAATGTATCTTCATCACTATTTGGTGTACTTGTAATAATAGCACGACCACCTGTTGCTAGTGTAGGTGATATTGAAGTCCAAAATTCTTCTGCAATATTAGGTTGCACAAATGCAAACTCGTCACAGTATAGTAATGATATGGACATACCACGTCCAGTATTTCCAGTAGTTGTTTGGCTTACAATTCTACTACCGTTTTCAAATTCAATTGAGCCTTTGTTGTATGAGGTAACACCTGCACGTATGTGATCTTCGCACGTTTCATATATGTAACGTATACGTGCCATAATCTCTTGAGCACCTGTATATTTGTGTGCCGCAATTAGTATAGTCTGATCAGGTACAAACATTGCATACCATGCAAGATAGATAGCCGCACAAGTAGTCTTACCTGTTTGTCTTGGCATCATATTAATATTAAATCTATAACTATGATATGAATCCATTAAGCGAAGTTGATATTCGTAAGGATCAAATAAAAGTTTACCTTTTACAGGATGCTGTATGTACGCAAACTTACGTGCAAAGTACATATACCCATCATCAGGGTCCATGCATGCCTGCAGGTCTTGTATCTGTTCTTCGTTGAACGTTTCTTTTTGATTTGCTTTTTTGGTGAGGACACCATCTAAACTCTTACTCATAGTAGTATTTAACCAATTATATCGTCATAGTAGCCTGTATCGAATCTTAAATCAAACAGTTTGCGTTTGTCTTGTTGTATTAGTATAGGAACTGGAGAAGCATAATCACCGTGTGTAGGTTCGCTCCATAACCATTCATACTTCTCGCTTACATCAACTTTTTTACAAAGTTTTTTAAGACGCCTACGATTATATCCTTTACAAATATATATGATGGCTTGATTATTATCTAGTTCTTCTATTTCACCGTTCCAGTATCTTACTTTTATTTCGCCCTTTTTCCATGCCGCTCCGCTCCACGGGCACACAGGCTTTATGTGTTCAAAATACTTGGTCCAATCTGTCATAAAAGTATTTACAGAAAAAAATAGGCTCCTAAGAGCCTATTTGGATTTATTAAAATTTAATAAAGTTGTTACTTACAACCGCATGATGCACATGCCATTAATTTCTTTTTGCCTGGTTTGCCACATTCTGGACAATCCATTTCTTTAATATCTTCAGTCTTGCCACGGCCTCTGCTAGCCATTACTTTTTTCTTTTTGCCACGTCCACGTCCTTCGGCTGCCATCTTTTCGTTTAATGCTGCCCAAAGCTGCTCTTTTACACTAGTGGTTTCAACTGTTTGATGTATTGCTGGATCTTTTGCACGGATTGCACCTTTTGGCTTTTCTCTATTAATGCCGCCGGATAAATCTTTAGTCATGTATTTGTGATCTCTGTATTCTTCATCTGGCTCATTGTCCCAGCCTTCAGTTGCTTCGTCATCTGTTAACGAATCACCTGCCGCTGCACCTGTCAATGCTCCTAATGGTCCGCCAAGCATTCCGCCTGCTACGCCACCTGCAACAGTACCTAGAAATCCTTCTTCTGAATCATCATCGCCTGGTACTTCATCTTTACCTGGCTCTTCTGGATCATCAATGTCTTTATCTGTACCAAAGTGTTCATGACCTTTTCCATCATGTGGTTCGTCAATCATACTTCTAAATTTTTCCATGTCGCCACGCATTGGTCCTGATGCTTCTGAATCACCTTCAACTTCACCAATACCTGCATTTTTCATCATGTCGATCAAGTCAGCAACATGTTCTTTGCCGCTTGCATTTAAACTTATGTTCATACTTACAGGGGCACCTGGATTTTCCGGATATCCCATTTCATTTACAACTGATTCGTTCAACTCTTGGGTTGATTCAATGTTGTCCATTTTTTGAATTAGATCTTTTAAATCCATTTTTAACTCCCTATTACGCTTTTAGCGTTTTCTTTTTGTTCTACGTCTTTTACTATTTCGCCAGTTTGTGCTGACTCTGTAGGATCCATGTCACGCTCTTTACGTGCAACTTCAAGTTCTTTAAGTAAGTCCATTACTCTATTACCTGCAACTTCATTTTGAGCAGATGGGCCGCCCATATCTTCTTGTGTTAAGATTGGCTCATATTCGCCTTCTGGTTTAGGTTGCTGGTATTCTTCTTGTGGCTCGTTTGGATTGCGAACAATAAAATGACCTTGGTCTATGCCACAACACTTTGCTAAGTATTCTTGCAATACTTGTACTGTTGTTGGATAGTTTAATTCAACTTCAAAATATGTTACTTCTGTATTTTGTAGTTGCGGAAAATCTAATGGTCTTTCTTGAATTGGAGTTTTCTTGCCTGCTGACATATTTACAACATCATATTTCTTTAATGCTGTTTCCATAGAGTCTACAAAGCCTTCGGGTAATGTACCTGCTACTCCTATTTTAAAAGGATATGTTTTTTTTGATTCTGTTAAAAATTCTGTAAAAGATTTCATCATAGTATTTCCTATCTTATATATTATTTATCCTTATCAATGCCTTTTAGGCGTTCTAGTAGGCTGTTCCTATCAGTTACAACAAAGCCTTCACCATTAACTACATCGCCTGTATCTAAGGTATCTTTATCTTGTTTTTCTTTTTTAAGTTGTAATTCAACCATTTTCAACTTATTATTAAGTTTTGCTACTTTAGCATCTAATCCTGTCTTAAGCATTCCGCCTGCTACTTCAAATACACGACCACTATAGCGTGATTCAACATTCATGCCAAGATCCATTAAGTCCTCATATGCTGTTAATGCACGATCTGCAATATCATTTAATTCAGTATCTGCTTTTTCACCTAAGCCTTTTACGGCAGGCAATGCACTAGCAATTTTATCAAACTCTGCTATATCACGGAATGTTTCTTGTTGTTCAACAACCGCTGTCTTTGCCTTTTGCTTTTTTGCATCATCAATAATTTCTTTTGAATCTGGCAAATTTAATAAGTCTTCTAATTTTTTAGTCATTGGATCTTTCCATTATATGCTACTATTATTTATCGTCTTTTGCCACTGTGGAAAATATCCTTTTCAGAGATTATTCTAAAACGTATACCTTTACCTTTACACCACTTACTAGCAGCTTCCCATTTTGCTTGATTAACTATCCAAGCAGCTTGGTTATGACGACTACGACCTAATTTTTCAAATACAGTTTGATTTTCGGGTTTAACTTCTATTAGTTCAACTTGTTGTCCACCTTTTCTACCAGTATACACTATAAAAAAGTCTGGAACATATATTGTGTGTTTACCTGTTAGTGGATTTCTATAAGGAATTTTAATGGCTTCACTAGCCCATTTTTCAACACTTGAATGCTCATCGCAGAATTTCATAAAAGCAAATTCCCAACTACTTCTATAAGTAGGAGTTTTGTTTCCTACATACTTCTCTGGATATTTTGGAGTAAACTTGCCTTGTGCAAAACGGCCCATAATGTTACTCTACAATGTTTCTTCGTTCTAACTTTTCCGAAACTGACGTTGATCTGAAACCAAGTGTACTTACTTTGTTTCGGTCATAGTTTAATATTTCAGCAACTATTTCGCTTAATTGAATTTTTGTTAATCCTTTAAGTGTGTCAATTATTTCAAATACATTAACATTATCAATTTTAGCTTGTTGTAATATAACTGTTGCTGTACTTCTAGCCGCTAGTTTTTCAAAACCTTTATTTTCAAAAAACCCAATAACAGCATCGACTTGATTGCTAGGATATGATATTGCTTCTGTAAAATATTGGTCAAAGAACTTTTTAGTTCCGTCTGCAGAGTCATTTGATTGTACTGGTATGTTACTAGACATTAGATATTATTCCTTGTGATTCTCTATAAGAAGATACTATTTTATTACTAACAGAAAGAACCTTAGGATCTCCCTCAGCAATTTTTTCGTCAACTTCTTCTTTGATTGCATTTTTCTCTTGAACTGTTAATGTTTCGTAAACACTTAGTCCAACTGCATTACCCACTGAAAGCCCTGCTACTGTTGATGCTACTACTCCGGTAGCAACTAATTGTTTTGCTACAGCATCTTTTAAGATTGGTGTGTCCTCTAATTCATTTTGTATTTCTACATTAGATAACTGTTTATTTTCTTTAGATGTTACTAACGGTATTGCTTCTGTAGCGTTATTCTGTCCTGTTCCACCACTCTTTGGAAAACTAGAATTTGCTAATCCGCTTACATTTGCTCCAGTTGCCGCTGTTAATGATTTACCTAATACACTGTATCCTTCGTTACGTACACCTTCTTTAGTTAATTTTTTAGCATTTTTAATTGTATTTGTTGCTTTGATTAATGTTCCTAATCCAACATTACCGCTACTAAGATCACTAAACACACTTGCGCCACCTGCTAATACTCCGCCTGCGCCAAGTAGACTAGCAGCTCCGCCGCCTGCAATACTAATTGGACTTGGAGATGTATCATAATGTTCTGTACCAAATCCTACAGGAGCATTACCTTCTTCAACAGCACCTGTACTATAGAATACTGATTCATATAATATTTGCATTGTATTTTGTGAAGTTTCGCCACCTGCGGACTGATCCATTGTATCATGTTGGAAACTACTAATAATAGGATTAACTAATGTATATGTTACATATTGATGTCTAGCCATTTGGCTTATTTGAATACTATTAAAGAACGGTGCATACGAATTATTATCAAATCCGTATCTAAATGCATTTAGTGCTTTGCCTTCATATGTGTTATGTGGCATAAACCCTGTTGATGTTTGATTAGGTTTACCTGCAGCATCTAAACTTCCTAAGTTGCCGTCTACAAAATAATATCTATAATACGATTCCCAAAGGTATGTTGTAAGACCCATATTGTCATCGTGAAATGTAATGTTAATAGGATCATAGTCTAATCTAACTTGTAAATTTTTCTTACGATTGTATTTGTTTTTAGTTTCTGTTGTAACATTATACTTTGGTAAGTCTGCTGTTTTGACTAGCATGTTAACTTCTAAGCCATGCTTTTTATCAAAGTTAGGACGAACCTTTTTAATTACTTCTTCATTTAAATTAAATGAAACATGATACAGAAACTTAGTTTTAGGTGCTAACCTAAAGTTATCATCTGTGTATAGTCGAGAAGCATGACGGTAGTCCGCCATGTCACCTTTAGGGTTTAAAGCCCCACTTACTAAATTATCTAGAAATCCGCCAAACTTGCTCATACTAATATTTATCCAAGTGAATTATATGCGTAGATAAAAAAAAGGGACCTATAAAAGATCCCTTCTTCAAAGATTTTAATTACAATTACTCTTAGCTTACGCCAGTTGTAGATGCAATAGCTGCAACTGATCTGCCAATAGCAGTACCAACACCGCCTCCGCTAGCGCCTTGAGTCTGTATAGCGTTATCGTATTTGATAGCTAGTGAAACTGTAACTGGCTCATTAGCACTGTATGCTAATGTGTTAT